CCGATGGAGCCGATATCATCGGCGTTGCACAACGTGCGGCTTCAACTGGTGACATTGTTGACGTAGTTGTTCACGGTCTTACTCGTGCGGTTGTTGATACTGCTATCGACTTAACAAGTGCGGGCTTTGATTCGCGTAAGTCGTAAGCATCGCGCGCCGCTGATTCTGCCGAAGGTGCTATTTTACCTTCGCTGAGTAGTGAAGAGATAGCCGCATTCTTTGCAGTCTCATACTTTTCAGCTTCGACTTTTAGAAGTTGCTCACGAAGTGCTTTGACCTCGTTAAGAAGTTGAGCATTTTCAGAAAGCATAGCGGGCGTGGACTCGCTCATCTTTTCATGCTCTTTCATCTTCTCTTCTTTGTCATCGTGCTCTTTCATCTTCTCTTTTTTATCGTCGTAATGCTCATTCATCTCTTCATCTTTTTCCATGTCGAGCTGTGCTTGCACTGCGGCCTCTGCTTTTTTGGTCATCTCCGCGACCCGCTTTTCAAGCTCTAGCACCATATCATGCTTAGCTCGTAGCATATCGCGAAGCTCGTCAATTGACATCTCGTTGATATCTTCCATCAACTGCTCCTTAAGTGTTACGGGCTCGAGCTGTGTTGATGCTTGAGCCGGTCTAGGGGTAAGGGTGATCGCTAGTAATTGAGCGTCACCGATTTTGTCACCGCCTTCACGGGCGTAGACTTCACCGTCTAAATATTCAGGTGATGACCAAAGGACACCGCCCGCCTCTTTTACGATGTTTAGCCCGCGTTCGTTATAGGCAGGGATTGCATAAAGCCCGTCTTCTCTTAATTCGAGATCGACGATTAAGCCAAGGGCGTTTCCACTTTCGGGAGGTGCCGGCGGTCCACCGTTGAACGGGCTTGTAGCATGTTGCCAGTCAATGATAACGGGGTCCGCTTCTCGCCGTGCATAATACACCCGTTTCATCTCTTCTAAGAGTTCGGGCGTAATAGCGTTTCCTATTTTCTCGCCGTTCATGCGTGAGGATACTTGACCAAGTCCAAGCGTTTTAAATGGCTTACCGATTGTTAAACCGTCGGGCACGTTATACCCGCCAACTTCACCAAGTAGTACGGCTTCACCATAGGCTCTTAAAGCTTGCTGTTTTTTATCTGCGTCATTCATCTGATTAACTACCTTTTGCGCCCATCGAAAGCCGGCATCACCGCCCCAACCATCCCAAGCTTGACGGCCTTTACCGTAATCGTTCCACGTGGAACCCTGCTTGTCGACTTCGTGCCGTTGGAAGTAGGAAAGCATACGACGAACGGTATCAGGTGAAAGCCTTCTACCTGCTCTGAGATCTCGCGCCCGTGCGATTCCGGTTGAAGTCATACCGCGCTGTGATTGCGGCTTCGTTGCCCGTCGTCTTAATGCACGTTCAGCGGCATCTTGCGCGCCCTTTGGTGGAGTGAAGTCGATATGATCGTATTTCTTCGGAACCGCTAAAAGTGTTTCGCTGTCGGCCCTGTGCTGTGGATGACTTTTCGGTAATAGATCGAGATCAGTATCATACGCCTTTTTACGTTCACCCGTTCCAACGAGCTTCAAGAAAGCTTTAACGCGAGCAAGTCCCCATTGATTCCGATTCATTCCGGGACGATGCGAAGTTGAGAAAGCGCCCGCGCCTCTTCTAAACACCGCTTTGAGCGTTCCAAGGTCAACTTGTTTGGATGATCCTTTATAGCGTTTATTATGCTTATCTCGATAATTCACTAAAGCTTTTTCAGTCTCGGCGCTTATCTCGATCCCGCCACGTTTACCGCTTGCTGATCCCTTCGGATTCTTTCTTGACCCTTTGATGCGGTCTTTCTTTGGTGCGGGTGTTTGTGCAATTGTTCGACGTTTAGCCATTTTTGCGCCTTCTCAAAAGTTCTTCAGCTAGTGTCGCCGCGTTGGCGTTTCCACTTCTTGCACTTGCCGCGCGTTCCCTCGGTGTTCGTATTGCATCTTCGGGAAGGTCACCGGCTCCGAGTCTTTGACGCAATGCCCGCTCAAGTTCATCATCGGGAGTTAATAACCCGCTTTGAACGAGACCTGGTAACATGCCCATTGATTCGGCTAGATCATCTGTATCTAGTCCGAGATGGGTAAGCCTTGGAAGCTTTGAAGGGTCCATTGGTCCATAATTCCATTGAATCAACCGGCCAATTGTTCCCGCAGCTCTTCGATCAGGTCCACTCACTACACCTGCAATAAGATCACAAAGATTAATCGCGGCACGTCTAAACACGCTTAAGTGAATTTCGCCAACGGATCGAGCGCCCGTTTCAGTGTTTCCAAGATCGGCAAACTGAGCAAGAAAAGCCGCAGCTATTTGTGAATCACACTTAGTGATAATATCGATCGGGCCTTGACTATATAGATTCGGCATCACGCTATAATTATCAAACTTGACCGCGCTTGACTCGACTAAATACGATTGTTCTGAGCTTAAAAAGTTTTGTGCTTGCGCTTCAGCTTCATCGATCATCGCTTCAATATCGCTTTGGGTGTACCCTTGTTGTTCAGCAACTGAACGATCTACAGTGACTTTAGGCGTAGGAACCGCCCAACGATCAAGACCAACGAGCATCATATTACTAACGCGCTGTTTTGTACGCCACCACCACCAACAAGATCGCAACATCCCGACGCCTTCAAAGTTTGATCCCGTCTTATTGAGTGTAAGCAGGATCATTTTATTCGAGGGAATCGGCTCGGGAACAATCTTGCCGACCATGTCTTGATAGACTCCATCAAGTTGTTGACCGTCGCGGCTTAACCATTTCTGATGCGCTGATGGCTCGCGATCTGCATAACGATCAAGCCATACTTTAACCCGCCCGTTTTGATCCGGTCCGACTCGGTAAACCTCTTCAGCGTATCGATAGCCAAGGGGAACAAATTCCCATAAGTAAGAAAGTTGTTGTTCCCAACTTAAAGACATCTGACCGCTATACCCATCGAATCCGAAGCACTCATTTGCGAATCGCGCTAGCTCATCACATACAGGATCGCCAATATGAGCCGATTCAAAACGCCATGATGCAGAAAGCAAGGTCTGTCTTAACATGGTCCAAGAACGCCGCACGATTGGATCACTCGAAAGCATAGATTCAGCTTCTAAAACCCAACTTTTGCCCGTTAGCCTTGGATTCTGTTCTTTCCCAACGATAGAACCGCTTGATACATTTGTACCCGTTATACCTTTGATCGTAAATCGCGGGGTATAGGCGGGCATGTGCTCCGGATCTCGTTCAGGAATACTGATCATGTGTTCACCTCTTTTTAATTAAGTGTACATAATCGCGTATTTTGTCAAGCCCCTTAAAAAGGCAACGCTCACAACCGCAAAGAAGTGAGCGCCACACAACACGAAAGATTAATTTAGACATATCATAAAAAGAAACGACTCACAACGAGTCGTCTCAAAACCTGATATCTCCCAACTGCGGCCCATGGTCGGTTTAACTTCTGGTGAAACAGTCGGGACAATTATGATCAGCTAAGTACGCTTAGAAGTCAAGAAACCTTTTTCCGCCTACTCTCACTTTTCTTGATCGCGCCGCCTTCACTCTCACCATGGCTTTTTCCGCGTCATCATTCCACCGCCAGAATATACAATCGTATCTAAGCGCGTCTATTGGATCCTCCTTACCGTCTTTGATTGGTTCGTCTTTGGTATTCGCCCATGAATAAGACATGATGGACTTTCTAAGGCTATTACCCTGTGCTCGGTCGCCCGCTTCCCAAACTTCCCTAGTAACTAGATATTGCTTACGAGCTAAAGCCCTTTTTAGCTTTTGGATACCGTTTAAAACATTGGTTCGGATTGGATCCGTCGTCCATTTCAACGGCAAACCAATTCCCCTTGGTGGATCGCTCCCAAGATGCCGAAATGCAGAAATACCCGAGTGATCAGATCGAGCCGCGCCCGCTTTATCTGCCACACCATCGTCAAGCCATATACGCGGTGAAGGTGCGAAATGTTTAATTTTACGAGGCCATGCAATCGTCAAGATAAGCTGCGCAAGATTATCAAGACTCACTTCCCTTGGATTCAACTCTCCGCAAATAACATCGGCGTTTAGGTCCGGATCATGGACGATGATCAACACACTAGGCTTTCTGAATCCCCAATCAAGCGCTATCCGCCCTTGCAAGTGCTCGCGGTATTTCCATCCGTCT